TCTATTAGAGCTGAATATAGATTTGCTATATTGTTCTCTGTAATCCACATTTATTTACCTAACCAATGATTAGCTATAAATGTCATAAAGCCACCAATAGCAGAAGCGATTGCCATTCCAGCCCAGAAGCCTCCCTTACTTTTGTTTGCAAGCTCAAGAAGTAATTTAATATCTACTTCTAGGCTTTCTACTTTATCTTGAAGGTTTTGAACTTGGGCAATTAACTTGCCATATTCTATTGGGTCAATTTCGTTAGACATATTTTAATCCAGTAAACCAAAAGATCCTGTTACTGCTGGGATTTTGTATGGTGCGTTAATAATAGATTTCACTAATGAAGGGTTATTAAATTTATTAAGCTCTGCAATAATGAGTTGTTGTTCTTGTGGGTTTGAGTTAAATAATCTTTGTTTGAGTGCGTCAGCAGTTCTTGGTGAGATTTGTAAGTTGCCACCAGCAGATCTTGTTAATGCTTTAATTACACCTAAAATAGATGGATTAGTTGCAATCTCTTCTATTAATCTTGTATCCTCTTGCTGCAATAACTGTCTTTCAGCTGTAGGTGATCCACCTAAAACTTTTTGACCAGTTTTAATTTGCTCGCTAGATAGTTTTAATTGTTTAACAAAATTTTGGTAATCTTCTGGAGTGTCAAAGACATTACGCATTGCTGCCTTTTGTTTGTCACTAGAAAAAATCTTATTAATAAAATTTCCACCCTTGTGTTCTGATAGTTGACGTTTAGCATAAGATAACAATCCTATTCTAAATGACTCTTTTTCAGCTACACTAAATTTAGCAACTTTAGATAATAGCTCATCTGCATCCATTTGATGATATGAAGATCCAAGATCAAATGCAGATTGTATTTTAGCTTCATCTGCAAATTTTTCATTGGCAGCTGCATAGTCTGGATTAAGATCTTTAATCTTGCTATTAAATTCATTTTTAACTTGAATTAAATCTTTACCTTTAGTAGTAAATCTACCAAGATGATCTTTTTCACCCTCAATTACTATGTCTAATCCACGTTTAATTCTGTGTAATAATTCAGTTGGAATTGTTTCAGCATTAGCCCATGAAGCTAATGGAGGTAATGGAGGCTCACCTTTTCTTTCAGCTGAGTCTATAGCTTCTTGATATGCTTTTACAAAATCTTTTCTATTTAAATAAGATTTGAATGGAGCAGTTGGCAAATCTTGAGAGTATGCATTTGGATATGCTTTATTTGCTAATGCTTTTTGTTGATCAGCTAAAGATTGTTTATAATTAAATCCAAACTCTTCAGATGCTACTTTTGCTTTCTTTACTAATCCATTAACAATATTACTTGGAATGTTTGCAGTTCTTTCAGTAAGAAAATCTTCTACTTGCTTTTTACCTTTACCAGCAACACTTTGAGCTGTATATCCAAGATTTCTAAGGTTGACACCTAAGTCAGCAAGTACTGCGTCTGATACACCCATTGTTCTATACTCAGCAAACATTGCATCTACGTCAGCTGGAGTTAATTCATCTTGAGATAATTTTTTAGCAATAATTTTATTCGCTGTTTTGTTTGCGTTACCTAAACCCATGCGTTCTGTAAGATTTTTAAATGTTGAACTTGCAACATTAAAACCAGTTTTAGCTAATGATATGGCAGCAGGTACTACAACACCACCCACTAGACCACCAACTAATCCACCTTTAACTGTGTCAAATGGCACGTCTGATAATTCGTTAGCTGTTCCAGCACCTACTACTGCGCCAGTAACTCCACCTAACTTAGTACCACCAATCATACGTTCACCAAGATTTTTACTTTTTAGTGCAGCGTCTAATCCACCACCAATGCCAAGCATTTCAGCACCTTTAACAGCTTTACCATATGGGAATAATATTCCACCAGCAAGTTCAGACGTTAAATTAATAGCTGGATGTTCTGTTTTAAACAACTCATGTTTTTTACGTAATTCATTACGTATTTGAATATATTCATGACCACTAATTTGACCAGATCTAAGTGCAGCTTCTAATTCATCACCAAAACCCATCATCAAACCTTGACCTACACCACTTCTAAGTGTTTCAGTTGTAGGGTTATAGCCCATCATTGAGTCAGAAGATTGAGGCATTGCAGAAAAATCTGCTGACTGAGGTGGAACAACTGGCTCTACTGGAGCTTGATCTTTATTTGAAACATTAATGGTAGGCGCAGTAAAACTTATTTTGCCTTCATTATTTTGAGTGTACTTATCTCGTGGTACTACATGACCACCCATTAAAATTGGATCGTTACCTAAGCCCATATTTTTTCCTTATTGTTTTACAGCTATTCTAAATGAACCATCTGCATTCATGATTGGTTGACCAGATGCATCAACATCAACATACCTAGCACCTTTTGGTAGCTTGTCATATATGAGTTTTTGATCATTAATAGTTTCTGGTAATTTAATAGCAGCTTTCTTTAAAAATGTTTCTGGAAGTCTTGTAAGTAAAGTAACACCTTCAATGCCATTAGGAATTTCAACTACTTGACTTTTTGGTTTTTCTGGCATAACTTCTGGAGCTGGTAGACCACTATTTTTTCTTCTACGCAATACATTCTTGCTTGCATTTTCAATTGCTTGTGAGTTATACCAATTTAATTGAGTTAATGCAGCAATTGCATCTTGAGGTGATGATGCTGACTCAAAATCTTTTGCAGCTCTAAATGCATCGTTTTCTGTTTGCGTACCTTTGTTTAATCTTAATGATTCTGTTACAAGTTTATTTTTAAATCTTCCATAATCTTTATAAGCAATAACTTCTGGGCTATCTGCACCAAGACCAGTAAATGATGAAGTAGCAGCTCCAGCCCTACCCAAAACACTCATTGGAATATTGCCTTTTGCCAGTGAACTAATCATGCTATTAGTAGCATCAACTAAAGTATTTGCAGATGTAATGCTTTCATAATCAGCATCTTCAGCTTTTTGTATTGATGGTGGTAACACTGGTTTTGTACGAGTAGGTGCATAATCAGTTATAACTGCACCAGTAGCTGCATCAATTGGCTTTTTGCCATTCATAGAGCCATATGCTGTAGGTAAGTAAATAGATCTACCTTTTTCATCTGTGACAGGTGTATTAGACCAAAGTTCTTGATTTTTAGGCTCAACACCTTTATTGTACGACTGAACAATTGCACCAGTTCTTTTGTCAATCATTATAGTTTTATTTCCTAAGTCCATTTTTTCTAAATCTACTTTAGGTTGACCAAATAAAGATTTTGCTGTGCGAGATGCTGGATCATATTCAACTAACTGATTGTCAATAGTTGTTGTGGTGCGCTGTGGGTTAAGCATTTCAATAAGTTTAGCTGGATTTGTTCTAGCTAACATTTGATATGTTGGATTGTTAATTACTTCTGGCATTGCTAACAATGTTTTAAGTGACTCTTCATTAGCCTTCAATGTATTAAGTTTTTGTTGTGTAGAGTAATCTTCAGTGGCTTGATCATACACATCACCAGATGCTTTTCTACCAGCCAAAAATGCATTAGCAAGATATGGTAGTGGGCTGCCATAACCTTGTGTTTTTGGTTGTGCAGCGTAACTTAAAACTGTATTAAGTAATCCAGCTGTAGATGATTTTTGTTTAAGCGCATCAACTTTATCTTGACCCAATAGACCAGTTAAATACTCTGGTGGGGTAGATGCAAATAGTTCCATTAAATCCATTTTATTTTCCTAGTCTAATAATGAGTAGAATCGTTTTTTATCGTCTTGCACTTTAGCCATTTCAAATTGAGGCATTGGAATTTGATTTCCTCTAATAATGCTTCCACCACCACCTTGAATTGGTTTGCGTGGAGTATTCATCATTTTAGATGCACTTAAAACTGTGCCAAGTGATCCTTGATTGCCTTTGATATAGTCCATTATAGATGGTGCTTGATAAGTATTAAATGCACCTTGATCAGCAACTTGGTAACCTAGATCACCTAATTGACCACCTGTCATAGATTCAGCTGTACCAAGTGCATTCCCAGTGGCTTTATCAACTAATGACGCAGCTTCTGTAGGTGTATATCCAGCTTTTACATAAGCACCAATAGCATCATCTAATTGATTTGAGCTAAGCAATGCTCCAGCTGATCCTTCAGCTTGTGCAGCTGTTTTAGCACCTTGACCAAGTAAACTTCCCCATGATGATCCCATAGCCTCTGGCGCACCTGCAATACCACCAGTAATACCACCAATAAGACCACCTTTAAGTGGATCACCACCTGTTAGTGCGCTAGTACCTGCACCAATAGCAGCGTTAGTAAGAATTGTATCTGCAAGCAATGAGCCTGTAATTGTTATAGGATCTATGATTATTCCCCTTTTGCTTTGCCAGCAATGTAGCAAATTGGCTCTAAAATTGCACGATAAATCATTCCAATACGATCACGTTTTTTGCCTCTTTTTTGTTTCCAAATATCAGCAGTTCTATGTCTAGCAATGTTTTCAAGCACTTTTCTAACAATGTTTTGTAAAGTAGACTTTTCGCCAGACTTATAAGCGTAAGTAACTAATGGCAAGAATAGTGCATGGTAACCTCTTTCGTATGCAGGATCTAAATCTTTAGATTGAGCTAACCATACAGCTTGTCTAAAGCTACCAAATCCATACTCTTGGCACATTGCTGTACATACAATTTTTCCACCACCAGAGCTGGTTGTGTTAGTAACTTGACCCATTGGCAAGCCAGTGAGTGTTGAAGCGTATGCAGCAAGTTTTTGATATGGAAGATTTTGTTGATAATTGAATCTATTGATATCACCTTGAAGAGCTTCTTTTTGATATCCTTCACCAATTTGACCAGTTTTCAGCAATTGATTAATATCATTGTAATCAGCTTGAGCAAGTGCAGGTGCGCCAGCAGCAGCAGCTTCTTGTCTACCACGTTCAGCTGAATAGTTGTTATAAGAAAGTTCACCATATTTATTGGCAAGTGTATTAGACAATGTATTAGCAGCACGATTTTGAATATCAGCAGATACACCAGAGCCATAACGACCAGATGCAGATGCACCAGATTGTGCAGCCTTGATAGCATCCATGTAAGTTTGTGTAGCACCTTGTGCTGCGCCTTGCATGGCTTGATCAAAGAATGGATTGTTTTGTAAGTACTTTCCAGACAATACATCTTGTTGTTGACCTTGAGCTTGTGGTAATAATGGATTACCTTGAATTGCACGAGTTTGTGCAGCTTGTAAAGCAGCTTGAGTTTGCTGTGATGGATTAATATAAGTTTGACCACCATAATACTGTGGAGTATTTGAGTTATATAAACCTTGAGCTTTACCAAGAATATCTGTAACGAATGGCTGTACAGCTGGATCTAATCCAGTTGAACTAGTTTGAGATCCACCAGAACCACCACCACCATAGAATGTAAATGACTGTACTAGCTCTGTAACCCAATTATGTAATTTAAACATTTGTATTGACCTTTATTGTAATTATTTTTTGCTTGATGATTTTGATGATTCAGACATTGTTGCCAATAAACTTGGTGTTAAATATCTTCCAGCTCCAGATGATGCATCACCTAATGCAGATGAACTTAATAGACTTGCATTCATAGTTGGAAGTATTGATTCTGTTGTTGGATATGGTGCAACTGTTGCGTCTGGTTGTGTATAAGACCCCATGCCATTAGGATTTCCAATATAATTTCTTTTATTTTTATCTCCAAGCATATTTCCAAACATTGCAGCCAATGGATTATCGTTTTTATACTGATTTTCCATCGTATAAAATTGACCAGTTGATTGATCGTAAAATATTGGTTGTTGACTAGAACTTCCTTGTGCTTGATCCATAACTTTCCTTAAAGTGTAAATTCCCATGTAGAGGGTTTAAAATTCATTTGTCTTGCTTTACGTTCCCAACCTCTTCGTTGTGAAGTAAATGTTACTTTTTCTTTTTTACCATTCTTTGCTATTTGCTGTATTTCATTCCATGCTCTATAAAACAAATCTTCATCGTTAGTATTTGACCATGCAGCCCACACGTGTAGTGCATTACCAATAGGTTGTAATACTACAAAGCCATATGGTGAATTATCTTTTATTGCTAAAAATAACATAGATCTATTTTCATAACAGTCACAATACACATCTTCTACAATCCAATGGGTATGCCCTTTAGATCGTACTATATCTAGACCATTTTTTATAAAGTTCCAGTGTTCTCTTAGCTTGTCTTTTGGTACGTAATGTAAAATCATCCTACAATAATATATCCATATGTTTTATCTGTATTTGTATTTGCTGAATGTGTTAATGTTGCATTGCCTTTTGCTCTAGCACTAATATATACATTAGTTAAAGATGCAACTGCATTAGCTGTAGTTGGCATAAGCATAATGATACTATTATAACCTATGCGTTCATCATAAATGGTTGTTGTGGTAGCACTACTAGCATTTAAAGTAATTGTGCCAGTATTATTTGTTTTACCATTAAGAATATTGTTAGTAACTTCACTTATTTCACGAATGTCTGCACCAGCAGGGTTTAATCCCCTGTACATATCACTACGAGCCATTATCTATTTCCTTGTGGTTCAGTTTCTACATCAATGCCTATAGCTGTTGTCCAGCTTCCTGTAGGAGTTACACTTAATCTATGCCATCTTCCAGCACTTCTTAAAGGAACACGATTACCTTCACCAGATGCTGCAGCAGTAGTAAATACAATATTATCATCTAATTCACGTCTTGAAGCTACAGAAACATTTGCTGCACCATTATCTATAATTGGTCTAGCAAGTTTAACCACAGAATTATAACCATCTTCAAAATCAGATACTATAATGTTTGCAGTAGTATTAGCACCTGTAAACGTAACAATATAAGCACCTCTAGCACCTGCAAGAACATATTTACCACCAGACCAAATACGATCATCTAGTGAAGCTGGTACTGTTTCAATACTTGCATATAAAGCACCAATACCTTCTAATGTTACACCTGTAGATGCAGCAGAGGCTACATAATTAGTATCTGTTTCACCTCTTGACCATTTGTTAAGTTGCCAATTATAAATAATAAGTGCATTGCCACCAGCAGTTGTAGGATAGTTCCAAATAACAAGTTTACGAATAGGGTCAATAGTTGCTGACATTGTGTCAGATTTAGCTATGTTAAATGTAGAGTAGAAATATCTATCTATTTTTTCC